CGTCCCAATAGGGGATGACTTCGTTGTCGCGGTGGATCAGCCCAAGGTTGACTAGTACCTGACCGTCATCGGCCATCGGCACGTTGCCAAACACGCCACGCATCAGTGCATCCCAATCGCCAATGCCGCCGGAGGTGTAGTCGCGCTGATTGCCATACGGCGGTGAGGTGAAGCACAGACGCGCGGTGTCACCCAGCATCAGAGTAGCGACCACCGTCCGGTCGGTGGCGTCACCGCAAATCAATCGGTGCGACCCGATGGCCCAGACATCACCCACGCGCGACACCGGCACCACCGGTGCATCAGGCACATCGTCTGCCGTATCGGGGTCGTCGGCTTCTGCTTCGTCCTGCGCCGCAGGTTCTTCGTCAGAGGGCGCGGCATCTGCCAGCAGTGCCTCGATCTCGATGTTCTCGAAGCCGGTCAGCGCCAGCTCGTAACCCGCTTCCGAGAGTTCCGCCAATTCCAGTGTCAGCATCTCTTCGTCCCACCCTGCGTCAAGCGCCAGCCGGTTGTCGGCAATGACGAGGGCGCGCTTTTGTGCCGTGCTGAGGTGGGCCAATTCGATCACCGGCACCTGATCCAGTCCCAGCTTGCGCGCGGCCGCCAGACGACCGTGGCCCGCGATGATGCCGTTGTCACCATCGACCAGAACCGGATTCGTCCAGCCGTACTCGACGATGCTGGCGGCGATCTTGGCAACCTGCGCTTCGGAATGCGTGCGCGGATTGCGGGTGTAGGGAATCAGCGCCTCGACCTTGCGGTACTCGACGTTGAGCGTGTTCAAAGTTGGTGTCCTGAAAATAGAAAACCCGCCGACGAAGCCGTGGGCGGGTTTGTGGGTTGGTGCGAACTGGCGGGGGTGCGAACTGCGAACCGTGCGAACCTTGGTTCGCACCCTGACGCTAAAAAAGCGTCGCGCTGTCGCCCCCCGCATTGGCTTTTGGCCTGGAAGGACCCGTTGATTTTCGGGTGGCTTCCTCTGCCGTCACCTCTGTCCAGAAGATAGCTGAAATACTACCCCCGACCGGCCCGTTTTGTTGCAGGGCTGCAGGGCCTCGAAACGGACAAACAAGGCAAGGCGAGGACAAACACGGCAAGCATTACCCTAAATTGCTCACGTTTTTGGAGCATCCCTCGTCAAGTCTCGCTGCGCGGAGCGTATTCACTGTGCGCGCACCGTGACATCGACGTGCGCTGCATTGAGGTGGTCGGCGACCGTCTGCAATGCCCGCTGCCAATGCCGCCATGCCGTCGTGCGGTCGCAGGCGAAGCGGATCGTGATGTCCCGCCACCCGTAGCGCTTGGCCCGCATCCAGACCAAGTGCCTGTGTTCCTCCTCCAGCCATTGGACCCAGCGCATGACTTCCAGCATCCGTTCGATGGCAGCAGGGTCGGGAGGAAAGCGGTAGATCGTCGGTTCCGCGCCGAGGTTTTCCCAGGACATGCGTTTGATCGCAGGCCAGCAGTTGAAGTAGCCCTGCACCCGCACGGGTGGCAAACGGCGTGCAGTGCTGGCCGCCTCTTCGAAGCGAGCGGCTACGTCCTCGATTGTCCACGCGTTGCGACGGTCAGCCATGGTGTCGTCCTCCCGCACCGTAGAGGCGCTCGCCGATCTGGCGCACCAGTTCGCGCTCCATCCAGTCGAGGCGTTCGTCGTCAGCGGAGACGACCAAGATGCGCTGGTCATGCCAGCCACGTTCCTTGATCGCATTCAGATCCGTGGCTTGAGGTTGCAGACGACCGAGGGGGCAGCGGTATTGGGGTGTCGGAACCTTCACGTCACACCTCCTGCGTCTCGACCGCCCAGTGCAATAGCGCCAGGGCATCGGCTTCGTTGTCGTCGGTCGGGGCATAGCCGCGCGATTGAACGGACGCGATCATTTCGTCCTTGCCCGCGTTTCCCTTGCCGGTCGCGTGCTTCTTGATCGTGCCGACCGGAACGCCTTGGTATGGGATGTTGTGATGCTCACACCACGCAGTCAGGTGCCCCATGAAACCGCCGTAGGCGTGTGCCGCATCAACGCCCGCGTGCCGTCGAACTTCCTCGAAGAACACAGCGTTGATGTGGTTGCTGGCCGAGAGCAGTTCATTGAGCCAGCGCTTGAAGCGAAGGAAGCGCATTCCGCCACCCTCGAATCGTTGCGGTTTGAAGTGCTCGGTGCCACTGGTGATGGTGCCGTCCAGGTGCTGCAGAGCCCACCCGGTGTGTGTGCCCAGATCAAGGGCCAGGATCGTTGTGTTCATCGTCGTGCTCCAGTTCGGGGGCGAGTGACGGATGCGACGGGTTCTTGGGATAACAGCCTTTACGTGCGCGCACGCGTAGCGCGTCAATCAGGAAACCCGTCAAATCCGTCACTCGCCCGGATTGCTCAGTCATCTCGGTAGGGGAAGCCATGGCCACTTTGTGGGTGATAGGGCTTGGGTCTGAGGGCGATGCCTGTGATGCCGCGAGCGCCCCCGGTCAGCCGACATTTCTCGAACTTGCGGGTCGCCATCAGTTCGGAGAAACGCTTGACCGAGCCCACGTACTCGCCTGCGCGTTCGGCCCATTCGCGCCAGTCGGCGAACAGTTCCGAGACGCCTTCGCGGTGGGAATTGGCCAGCAAGCAGCGCTCTTCGATCCACTGCCCGAGCGCGTCCTCGGCCTCGAAATACTCCTCGGTTGCCGACACCACGCTGGCGGGCGGCTTTAGGCCATGACGTTGCCAAAGGCTGCAGCCCTCGACTGCCCACGCCAGAATGCCGTCCCGTTCCTTGAGCAGCTTCTCGGTCAGCCTGCCGTCACGCCGTTCGGGCGGGATCGTCACCGTGAAAGGGATCAGGTGCAGTCGCCGCTTCATCGCTTCGTCCACGTTGCGGATCGAGGGCTTATGGTTGCCCGCGATCACCAACTTGAACTGCGGCACGTACTCGAAGAAGTCCTGGCGCATGAAGCGCGCAGACACCTTGTCGCCACCAGTGATGGCCTTGACCTTGGATTCGTTCCAGCGCCGACCCTGCTCGGTTTCGATGGATGACACGAAGCGTGCGCCACGCAACCCGGCGAGATCGGTCGGGTGCCGGTCGGTGCGCGCCTCCATGAACGTGTCCATCGGTGCGTTGGCCGCGTAGTCGCCCAAGATGGTGGTCAGCACGTTGACGAACACCGACTTGCCGTTCGCGCCAGTGCCGTACAGAAAGAACAGCGCGTGCTCGCTGGTCACGCCCGTCAGGCAGTAGCCGACCATCAGTTGCAGGTAGGCCATCAGCTCGGCGTCACCGCCAGTGACGTCGGCCAGGAATGTGCGCCACGTCGGGCTGTCGCCCTGCGGCGTGGCGGTGGCCACCTTGGTCATCCGGTCGTTGCGCCGGTGTGGGCGCATCCGGCCCGTGCGCAGGTCGACCACGCCGCCCGGGGTGTTGAGTGCCCAGACATCGGCATCCCACTCCTCGGCGGTGGATGCGTGCTTCGGATCGGAGCGCGCGATCTTCTCGACCGAGGAGATCGTGGCCGAGCTGGCCAACTTGCCCTTGAGCCGAGGGCTGTCCACCTGGAGCGAGGCCATCCGGCAGATGCCGCGCGCGAGGTGAGACACGTAAAGCACCTGATCGGGATTCCAGCGCACGCCCGTCCAGACCAGCCACTTGCCCCACAACGCGCAGTAGCGCCAGTCCTCACCGTAGCGGCGCGTGAAGGTCGAGGACAGACCGTCTTCCGTCGTCCAGTCGACACCAGTCAGAAGATCTGGCGGCGGCGTTTCCTCGACCGAGCGCATCACCGGCATCCTTTCGCCGACGGCGAGGAAGCCACCGACGTCGAAGCCCTCGGGGATGGCATCGGCTGCGTCCCAACCATCCGGCTTGTCTTCGGGCGGCACCAGGATGGCGACCGTGGTCGCGCCCGCGTTCAGGATCGCCTGCGATGCGCGGTCGGCGTAATCCCAGCCCGGTGCATCCCGGTCAGGCCAGATCAGCACCGACTTGCCCGCCAGAGGCGACCAGTCGGTCTTGTCGACCGGGGCGTTCGCGCCATGCATCGCCGTGGTTGCCGCCACGCCAATGGCGATCAAGGCCTGCGCGCATTTTTCGCCCTCGACCAACACGACGTGGCCAGCAGCAGCCAAACCCGGCTGGTTGTACAGCGGGCGGGGGTCTGGCGGGGCCATCTTGCGCCGCTTGGCATCCCACGGCCGGAATTCCTTCTTGCGGCCCGGAGGGTCATAGCGGTAGACGACGGCGATCAACTTGCCCGTGGCATCGAAGTAGTCCCACTTGGCAGTGGCCGGGCCGAGATCGTCGACCGGGGCTTCCATCTTGGCTTTGCGCACCGGCACCGACCGCGAACGACCGAGCAGATCGGCAGCCTCGTCGAGCACCCGGGGAAAGTCGGTGTGGATGTTGGCCCCGAGACAGGCCGCGATCAGCGCGAAGATATCGCCGCCGTCGCCCGTGGCGCGATCCGTCCACAGGCCCGCTTTCTCGCCTTCGAGCACGACCTCGAGGCTGTCACCCGGGCTACCGAGAATGTCGCCAATGAGGAACTTGCCCCGGCGCTTCTTGCCTGCCGGAAACATCGTGGTCAGCACCGAGTCCAATCGTGCGATCAGTTCGGCGCGGATCTCGTCGCGCTGAGATTCCCGGTCGTGCTCCGCAGTTTGAGTGGTGTCGTTGAAGTCGATCATTCGGCCCCCTCGACAGGTGCGTCCGCATCCTGAGCATCACGGCCTTTTACGGCAGTGCTGCGCGTGGCCCACGCTGAGAGTTCAGACAAGCGGTAGCGCACCAGACCGCCCATCAAGTAGTGCGGAATCCGGTACTTGCTGCGCATGGCGTGGTCGGCGAACCAGTAGTACGGCAGGCGCAGTGCGGCGGCGGCTTGCTTGGCATCGATCATCGGTTCGATGGCATTCGCCAGAGTGTTGGTATCGGTCATGCTGGTGTCCTCCAGCAGCGGTCTTGCCACGCGCACATCCGGCATTCGAAATGGGTCGGGTCATTGAAGGCGCGCGGCAGGAGTTCTCCTGCCTCGGTCGCCGTGATGACCTTCACCGCCCGATCCGACATGCGCTGGGCCAGCGCTGCGTCAAAGGGCACGGCCTCGGTGTAGATCTCCATCGTGTCGGCGTTGAGCGCCGTGAAGATCGCCGGGTGCTCGTGCAGTTCGAGATAGGCTTGGTAGATCGCCACTTGCGCGGCGTAGACGGGCTTGGCCACGGCGAGATGGTTTTTCTCCAGCTCGCGCCAGGACTTCATACCCAGACACTTGTTCTCCCAGAGCGCCGGATAGGCGAAGCCCTCCGGGCCATCGACGATGACGCCGTCGATGTGGCCCTGCAGGCGACCGTTGGCCACCGAGAAACCGAACTGCTCGCCGTCGGCCTTGCGGGTGCGCAGGTCGAAGCCCGCGTCACGCAGCCACGCGACCATGCAGTCCTCCATGACATGGCCGCGCTCGAAGATGCGCAGCATCCGACCCGGGGTATCACGCCCGTGGTCGATGGGTGCCTTGGCGTACTCGAACTGCAGCGCGCGTTCACAGGCCACGCCGAGACGTGAGGCCCCGAGGTACTGGCGTTCTGACTGGCGGGCGCGAGCCTGCTGCAGGCCCGTGTCCACCAGGGTGGTGACCTGACCCGAGATGCTCGATGAGGAGTTGAAGTCGATCATGGCTTCTTCCCCTTCGGCTCTTCCCAGGGCAGGTCGTCCTCCAGATCGGCGAACGGGTTGGCCAGCGGATCGGCCGTGGGCGTCATGCCACGCACCGGCGGGTACTTGCTCGTCTCGTGGTGCTCGACCATTGCCTCGGTGTAGCCAGTGACGATGGCGTCGATCACCTGCAGCGCCTCGGCTTCGGAGTAGTCACCCAGCGGTTTGGTGAAGCCGATCTCGCCCGCTGCCTCGCCGAAGGCTTTGAGGCATTTCTTCATCGCAGCCAGTTCGACATCAGACGGATCGATCATGGCGACCTCCTTGACGTCGGCGCGACCTTCCTTGACCCGCAGCCAGTTGCCGTACAGCGCGTGAAACGCGTTCTGGCAACGCTGCGAGCAGAACACCCAGTCGATGGGATAGCGCCGGGGATTGCCGACACCGTGACGGTTGTCGGTGTGGCCGAATCCCCGGGCCTGTCGTTTGCAGACCCAGCATTTCATTCGCCCCCCTTACTGAGCCCATGACGGTTTGCCCGTCACGGGTGCGCGTTGAGGGGTGGATGCCTGATACGCAGGGGCTGCCTGCGCTGGCGCGCCGGAGGTGCCACCGCCAGAGCTGCTCTTAGTGGGCACACCCATCAACTTGGCGTAGTCGGGGTGATCGGGTTCGACCGCCAGCTTGACCACGTTGCGGTCTTGGCCCTTGGTGTCCTTCTCGATGTCCACGCGGGCCAGGAACTCCAGACCGTCCAGTTCGTGAAAGCCTTGGATGCGGCGGGCGGCAGCAGCCTGCGGGCTGTTGTCCTGCGGGTT